ATGTGTCTTGTCATCTATGCCTGGTTGGTAGCTCAAGATTACTTTAAGGAACTCACAGATCAAGATGTTAGAAAACGATTATATGAAGAACAAAAGAATCAAATCGAGCAAGATATGGCACCCTTCGGTTTTATTAACGATGGACTCGATGATAATTCTTTTGTGGATGATGAAGGAGACAGGTGGTTTACCGATGAATACGGAGACAAAGGGGGAGGAATGGACTACATGTGGAACTACTTAAGCTAATGGATTTAGATGGACAGTTTAAACTAGGTCACCTACTTTTATCTGATAGAAAATGTAGGTCCTGTGGTGAGATGAAGAATTTAGTTGATAGTTTTTATAGAACAAGGAAAGACAAAGGAGCTGTAGCATCATCCTACTCTTATGTTTGTAAAGATTGCACAATAAAGAAAGTTGTAGAAGAGAGAAAGAAAAAGACACCGATGACCGACTGGGAATACCCAGATTGGTAGTTTTCGTCCTGTTTTACCCCCTGAAAATACACTTATCCCTAAATATTTTGTAGTTAAACATGAGTAATTAAGGGAGAAAAACATGGCTACTCCTCAATTATCTCCAGGCATTCTTGTCAGAGAGATTGACTTAACGGTGGGAAGAGTTGACAACGTTGTCAACAATATCGGTGCTATTGCTGGACCTTTCCAACTCGGACCTGTAGACGAACCAATTGAGGTTAGTAACCAGGCTGAATTGTTGGAAGTATACGGTAAGCCCCTTTCTACCGACAGACAATACGAATATTGGATGTCAGGTGCTTCTTACCTGACCTATGGTGGTATCCTCAAGGTTGTTAGAACTGACGGAACTACCCTTAGAAACGCAAACGCTGGTGTTTCTATCGCTTCAACCACGACGTTGAAGATTAAGAACAACGACGACTACGAAGAAAACTATCAGTCTTCCTCAGATTTCTTCTGGGCTTCTAAGAACCCTGGAACCTGGGCTAACAATCTGAAGGTTTGTTTCATCGACAACCAAGCTGACCAGAGACTGGGTGTCAGCACCAACGCTTTCGGTGATGGTTCAAACCTGAAGGTCAATGTCGGTACAGCCGTAACAGCATCAATCACAGGAGCTATTCCTGGAGCTGGTACAACCTCTGGTTTTGATGGTTATCTTAAGGCTATCGTCACTGGTGTTAACACCGATACGGCTGGTTCTAGTTCAATCGACGTTAAGATCACTGCTAGAGTTTCAGCAGCTGGTACAGAGTATCCAATCGATTACGCTAAGAACGACTCTACTAGAGCTTTCTCAGCCGCTGACGATCTGATCTTTACAAACTCCTCAGGTATCACAACTGGTTATTCACTCGCAGCTTCAACAGCAGTTGACTGGTATGATCAACAGACACTGGGTCTGAACACTCCAATTTATTGGAACACAATCGCTGGTAAACCAGTTGATTCCAACTTCTCCGATTCTAGAAGTGGTGGTGGAGATGCTTTACACATTGTCGTTGTTGATGACGATGGTGCTGTAACTGGTATTCAAGGTAATATCCTTGAGAAGCACACCTTCCTTTCAAAGGCTAGTGACGCTACCGCCGATGGTAACGCACCTACGAGAACTTACTACAAGGACTATCTCATCAATGGTTCTAAGTATATCTTCGCTGGTCTCAGCCCATCAACTGGTGAGAACACAATCCACAGCACCTTACCAAGAGCAGTTGGATTCAGCACCAACTGGACTCCTTACACTGAAGGTGAAGGACAATGGGGTCAGGAAGCACAAGGTATTGTATTCTCAGCAATCGGTAACAAGACTTACACCCTCGGTGGTGGTGTTGATTACACAGCCAATAAGGGTTACTCAACAACTCTGGGAGACCTCCAAACTTCATATCAGATCTTCGCTAACGACGCTGATGTTGAAATTGACTTCCTCATCATGGGTCCTGGTCTGACCACTAAGATTGAATCACAAGCCAAGGCTAATCAACTGATCTCAATCGCTGAACAGAGAAAAGACTGTATGGCAGTTATTTCTCCACACAGAGCTGACGTTGTTGGTGAATCTAACGCCACAACTCAGATGAATAACATCCTTGAGTTCTATTCCCCTCTGACCTCTTCTTCTTACGCAGTATTCGATACTGGTTGGAAGTATACATACGATCGTTTCAATAACTCTTTCGTCTATGTTCCTTGTAACCCAGATGTTGCTGGAACAATGGTCAGAACTGAGATCGAAACGTTCCCATGGTTCTCCCCAGCTGGTACTCAGAGAGGAGAAATCAACGACGCTATCAAACTGGCTTACAACCCAAGTAAGGTACAGAGAGATCAACTCTATGGTGATAGAATCAACCCAATCATCAATAAGAGAGGAGCGGGTATCATTCTGTTCGGTGATAAGACAGCTCTCGCATACGCATCCGCGTTTGATAGAATCAACGTAAGAAGACTGTTCTTGACAGTAGAACAGGCTATTGAAGGAGCCGCTGACGCTCAACTGTTTGAGATCAATGACTCAACCACAAGAGCAAACTTCGTTAACACTATTGAACCTTATCTCCGTGATGTTCAGGCTAAGAGAGGACTTTATGACTTCGTAGTCAAGTGTGATGAAACAAATAATACTCCTGATACCATTGACAACAATGAGTTCAGAGCTGATATCTTCCTCAAGCCAACCAAGTCAATCAACTATGTGACCCTCACCTTCGTCGCCACCAGAACTGGTGTTGACTTCAGTGAAGTTGTTGGTACTGTTTGATCTATTAATTTATTAAAATAAAAACGGAGGAAACACAAAATGGCTACCAAGACATTATCCCAATTCAAATCAACTCTGGCGGGCGGTGGCGCCCGCCCCAATCTGTTTGAGGTATCTATTCCCTCATTTCCAGGAGCTGTAGAAGCCAACACCTGGTCAACAGATTATCAGAACACCTTCAAGTTCCTGTGTAAGGCAGCTCAGTTACCTGCTTCAACTGTAGCTCCTGTCAATGTTCCTTTCAGAGGTAGAATTCTGAAAGTTGCTGGTGACAGAACCTTCGCAGAATGGACAGTTACTGTCATCAACGATGAGGACTTCGTACTCAGAACCGCTTTCGAGAAGTGGGGAGACAAGATGTCCAACCTGTTCGACGCAACTGGTGTTACCAACCCAACTTCCTACATGACCAATGCTTTCGTTAAGCAACTTGGTCGTGGTAAGGAAGCCTTCTCTACCAAGAACACTGGTAACGTAACTTCAGTTCTGAGAACCTACAAGTTCTACGACATCTGGCCTTCTGAAATCTCAGCTATCGAACTGAGCTATGATAACACCGACACTGTTGAAGAATTTACTGTAACCTTCCAGGTTCAGTACTTCACTGTTGGTGAGACTGATGATTCAGCCGATGGTTCATTCGACCAGACAGTTGAAGACGAGTCTGGAGCTACTCTCCAAGACTGATATAATCAAGCTATAAATACTAGGAGTCCACTCCTAGTATTAACTTGAAATGGCGAGATTATTTGGTTTCTCAATTGAAGATAGCGATAAGACCCCGCCTGGCGTAGTGTCTCCCGTACCTCCTAATAAACAGGATGGTTCGGAACACTATGTCTCGTCGGGGTTTTATGGTTCGTATGTAGATATTGAAGGAGTATACAAAAACGAGAACGATCTGATTCGTAGGTATCGTTCAATGGCACTCTATCCTGAGTGTGACAGTGCGATTGAAGATATTGTAAACGAAGCTATTGTTTCTGATACCAATGATAGTCCTGTAACTATTGATCTTCAGAACTTGAATGCTAGTGATGGCATTAAGAAGACTATTAGAGAAGAGTTTTCATATATCCTTGAACTTCTTGACTTTGACAAGAAGGCTCACGAAATCTTCCGTAACTGGTATATCGATGGAAGACTTTATTATAATAAGGTAATCGATCAAAAGAATCCAGAAGCTGGTATTCAAGAATTGAGATATATTGACGCGGCAAAGATGCGATATGTCCGTCAGGTAAAGAAGAATCCAAAGGATGCACTCAATCAACTTGAAAACAAGAGAAGGGATGACCCATCTGCATATAACTTCCCAGAGTTAGAAGAATATTTCATCTACACTCCTGGTAATACTAAATCGGGTTCTGTTGCTGCATCATTTACTGGTGGCAGCACCAAAGGAATCAAAATGACCCGTGATTCTATTACCTATTGCACTTCTGGTCTGGTAGATAGAAATAAGGGATCAACACTTTCATGGTTACATAAGTCAATCAAACCACTCAATCAACTGATGATGATTGAGGATGCTCTGGTTATCTACAGACTTTCAAGAGCACCAGAACGTAGAATTTTCTACATTGACGTTGGTAATCTCCCTAAAGTCAAGGCAGAACAATATCTTCGTGATGTCATGATGCGTTATAGAAACAAGTTGGTCTATGACGCAAACACTGGTGAGATCAGAGATGATAAGAAGTTTATGTCAATGATGGAGGACTTCTGGCTTCCTAGACGTGAAGGTGGTAGAGGAACTGAAATCTCTACACTTCCTGGTGGTCAAAACCTTGGTGAAATCACTGACATTCAGTATTTCCAAAAGAAACTGTATCGTTCATTGAATGTCCCTGAGACCAGACTTCAGGGAGACAGTGGTTTCTCACTGGGTAGATCATCTGAAATCTTGAGAGATGAAATCAAGTTCTCCAAGTTTGTTGGAAGAATGAGAAAGAGATTCTCCTCCATGTTCAATGACATGTTGAAGACTCAACTTCTTCTCAAGAATGTAATCACTCCAGAAGATTGGGAGTACATGGGTGATCATATTCAGTATGATTTCATGTATGACAACCACTTTGCAGAACTGAAGGATGCTGAACTTCTTGAGAGCAGACTCAATCAAGCAACTCTGGTTGAACCATTCATTGGTAAGTACTATTCTCAGGATTATGTTAGAAGAAATGTCCTCAGACAGACTGATGCTGAGATTAAGGAGCAGGATGAACTGATTAAACAGGAAATCAAGGATGGTAAAATTCCTGATCCTGCCGAAGTTCAGGCTATGGAGATGGGACAAATGGGTGGAGATCCAGGAGGTGCAAATGCAATTCAAGCTCCCCCTGTTCCAACAGAACCTGAACCCCCAGAAACTCCTAAAGGTGGGGACATCTAAATAGCTAAAACATTATTAGTACCATGGAAGAATTAATGGATTTGTTGGTGAAGGACGAGTCTCCTTCTCAGGTCAGTGACGCTATCAAAGATCTGTTGTTTGCAAAGACAGCAGCTAAGATCGAAGATATCAGACCAAAAGTAGCAGCATCTATTTTTGACAATGATGTCAATCTGGACGAACCACAAGGTGAGGCAGAACTCGACACCAGTGTTGATCTCGATGCTGAGTAAATATAAATAAAACCATACACTAGGGATTACCAATGGCTAAGGCATCGATATTTGGCACTGAAATTGCCATCCCTACTTCGGCTGGAGCTGCTACATCTTTGGAGCAAGCTACAGTAGTGAGGGTTGTT